ACGTTTTTATAGAATAACTCAAAATAATCTTGGAATACCTTAGAAGACTTTCTAGCGCACCAATGGGTATCAGTAATGATTGCAACCTTCATTAACTTCTCAATTTGCTGTGAACATTATCCTTAATCTGATTATAGTCGGAATAGTTCTCTCCGTCAATCATGCTACCTTCGAAGACTTCACTATAACCACTCTTTTCTAAAATCTTATTCTTAATCTCAATTTGCTTCTTTTCCTTTTGGATTCTTCTCAAAAATGCGTAGTGAATAATTTGAGTAAAGTAGGCAAAAGGGTTCTGAGATTTTTCTGGGTTAAAGTTATGAATATACTGAACACAATTCTCAATACCGTCACAAATCATATCATCCTTAAACATGTAGTTTACAAAGTTTGGTTTGAATGATAAGTGAGTTGCAATCTTTAAAAAGCAATCCCCAATATAATTTGGAATTGGTGGTTTAGTGTCCCATCTAGTTCCTCTGTCATCCTTAGTGGGTTCTCTTCCATACTTCTTTATATAACTCACCTCAACATCATTACGGTAGTCGATTAAAGCAGAAAGAAATTCTTTATTATTCACATAGTGAATAGATCTTTTTCTTTTTGTCATTACGTGCGTAGTAATCATTTATATATCTATCATCGTATAAACATAATACCACCTTATTTGATTTTTGGCAAGTTGACAAGTATTCAAATTACCAGTAGAATATCTTTGTCAGGTTTGATAGGAACATTAAAGCTTAAAGATTCTAAGAGTTACTTTTAAAGATCTTTTCTAACATCTCTTTGGCTTCACTAATAGATCCTATATATCCCATCTTACGATTGATCTTAGATTCTACATTCTTAGTCTTTGTTGTTTGTCTGACATAAGACTTGTAAGCCATAATCATCTCTAAGTTATCAGTCTCAGATATTGTAATTATGTCATCAAGAGATACTATAAATGTATCATCACTTGCTGTCTTTAACCAAGGTTCTACTTTAAATCCAATTGATTTACTTCTTTCTTTAATTTCAGTTACAATCAGAGGATGAAGAAGTATCAAAAAAATACTATCTTCATCACATACTGATACCTTAGTAAACACCTCTTCTCCATTTTTAAATTTTATTGTTGCATAAAATTCTTCTTCAATTCCCATTTGATTGAATTTCCTTTCTTTTTTTCCACCATAATTTAATTGATTTACTTAGGTTATTCTTGTGCTCTTCACTTCTAGGAGATGACTTTCTATTTGGATATTTTATTCCTTTATGTCCTTCACTCATATTTTTTCTTGCTTGAGTAGTGTGTTTCCTCCCAAGTTTTGCATTTCTCATTTTCTCTTTGGTTTCATCAGAATGAAATTTTCCTTTCATAGCATTACCACCAACTCCACCTTCTGACTTATTGTGAAGAATGCCTGTGTTTAAATCTTTTCTGCCAAGAATATTAATCATATAAACTTCGTGTCTGAACGCATCCTCTTCTGTAAGATTTTGTTTTAGGAAAATCCTCCTATCTTTAGGTGGTGGATTAAATACTCTATTTGATTTTGAGTGAATGCGATTTCCTCTACCCTTACCAATATAGTAAGGTGTATTGTCTTCTCTCAAATATGCGTAAGTATAATAATCGTTCATTTTCTTACTTTAAATTGATTGGTATTATTTCGTAATTAAAATTTTCTTCGTTATATGTTTTAATTCTTTCTATAAAATGGTTGAGGGTATAATTTTTGAATGACTTAAATGTCAGATCGTCTGCTACATCATATAAGACTGCCTTATTTTTATTTTTTGACTTTCTTAGAACTCTTCCAATACTTTGCAGATTTCTAATCCTAGATTTACTTGGAGATGAAAAAATTACATTATGTAGATTTCTTATATTTACACCTGTGCTCATTGTTCCATAAGAAGCAACAATCACAGCATTATTTTCTCTTTCAGTTATTTCTCTTACTTTCTCCCTTTCGTCAACACCAACTCCACCATGAATAAAGAAAACCTTTCTGTTTCCTGCATTATTATTTATCATGTCGTATAGAATCTTGCCATGAGTTTCTACTCTCGAAAAAAGAACCAAAGTATTTCCTTTCAGGTCTAAAACAAGATTTTTGATAAATTTATTTCTTCCTTCATTTCCAATTAAATATTGAACTTCATCTTCATAGGTTTCAAACTTTTTACTTCCATGCTTTAACAATAGACAAAAAATATCAAGAGTTGATATAATACCTTTCTCCATCAATTCAGATGTTCTAGTGACTTTATATGAAGGTCCAAACAATCCCTCAAGAACCCACTTATGAGTTTGAGTTCCATCAAGTGTTCCGGTAAATCCAAAACGATATTTTGTATTATGCAACTTGGACATAATATTAATTAATGACTTACTTTTAAAAAGGTGCGCCTCATCACCAATTACAACATCATAATTTTCAAAGAATGAACGATCTAATTTGTAAATGGATTGCCATGTAGTTACAGTGACTGGATGATTATTTTCCTTTTCTCTTCCTGCATAGATTTTATAACAATACTTATCAGCATCCCACCCATAATCATTGAAATCATTTACCATTTGTTCTACAAGACTTGTTGTAGGAACAACAATCAAAGTTCTTAGTCCCTTTGCTTCAAAATATCTGACAATAGAATAAATCATTAAAGATTTACCTGATGCAGTTGGACTGATCAGCAACTTTCTATTATATCTCAGAGCATCATATACACACTCAATCTGATAACTTCTTGGTGCAAATGAGCATATGGAATTCATATAATCCTTAACACCTTCTAAGGATATATGTTCATTAATCTCAAATGGAAGACCATAATACTTATTGTTTACAAATTCGTAAGTATAATTATGCAGTTTAATTTTTTCTATAACTTTGTCTAGGAGACCAACATAGATTTCTCCTGTATGTACAGACAATAGTCTAATAGTTCCATCCCAATGCTTATTTCTTCTCTGAGGCATGAATTTTGCATTAGGAACCTCAAAAGTAAAGTACTCTTGCAGTTCATACAAAATATGAGGTTCACATTCTAACTTGATGTAAACCTCATTTTTCTTATAAATTTTAATATCAGTCACATGGGTTCATGCTGCTACAACTATATATCACCCCAATCCAGACTGGAATCTCATATATTCCAAGGAATTCTTAATCTGATAACTCCTATTCTCAATCATTTTTATAATTCCTTCAAGATATTGCAATATGACATTATAATATTCTATCTTCATTGATATACTGGAAATGGAATTATCTCCTTCAATATATTTTTGTATCGTTTCTTTATCTCTAATCTTATATGGAAATGGATCCTCTGCATATACTTCTGCGGGGGATTTTCCCGTGTAATACTTATACCTATCTAAATTTATTTCCTTTCTTGTTTGCTCTGATTTTTTTCGTAAAAGAAAAGTTTTGTTATAAAGATCATGATATTTTGCATGAAGAATGGGAATTTTCAGAGACTCTAAATGTAGATTGTCAATATCTATTTTAGAATCTCTTTCCCACATTTCTTGCAAAGATTCCAAATCAATTGTCATAGTCTATTTCCTTTCATATCAGTTATATAGTATACAGTATACTTGAAAGATACTTCTGCTGTAAAGTATTCTGTGTCTGTTTCTTGGGCATTAAAATCCAAAGAACTCAATGCATAAGGAAACATATCTTCAAAGATAATTTTAAATTGTGGACTATAATTGCTGTTTAAAACTACAAGAGATCCATCTGAATAGATGTTCATCATCTTTGAGTTTCGATTGTCAATAGTTGGTGGTTCATTTTGCAAATCAAATATTTCTTTTAATGATTCTGGATATCCTAATCCACGAATCCATTTTTGAATTTGCATATAGTTTTCCAAATTCTCATCAACCAAAAATCTCAATCTAAAATCATCAAATTCTATTTTGTCTCCGGGAATATCTAAGTCTTTTAGATATGAAGGTTGATTGGAAGTTCCTAATGTAATTCCTGGAATTCCTGCCTCATTGGAGAAAAAAGTAACTTTTGGTACTCTATTTAAAACAAATTTAAAACCTCCGGTAGATAAGAAGTTTCTATTTGTTATTTGATTACTCAGAGCATTACCTAAATTTGCCATTTTTTTAAATATTTAGATAAAAAAAGAGGGTCCCGAAGGACCCTCCAAATGAACCTTGTGAAATTAAATCACATGAGGTTCTTGACGGTAACACGTCTGTAGTAACGGTTTTGTCCAACCAGGATACCGTTATCATCAACCAGACCAGCAGCAGCACCCGTTTGTGCGAATGGGTTGTGAACCATTCCATAACGGGTCTTAAATCCGATCTTAGGCTGGAAGGTGTTCTCGCCAACGGCACGAACCATTTGGAGAGGAACATATGGGCAATAGAACAGACCTGCGTCATAAGGTGAAGAACCCTTATAACCAACAACGTAGTATTGGTCAGGTGAAATGTTTGCCGAATATGGATCGATATATACTCTCCACTTGCCCATCAGAACACCAGCGAAGGTGTTACCGGTGTCATCGACATTGAGGTTGGCGTTCAGAGCAGGGGTGTAGTCAAGTACACCTGCCATTGACAGTGCCGAAGCAACGTCAGCAGAGCACATGATTACGTTGCCCTTTCCTCTACGAGTGCGCTGTGCAATTGCGTTAGCATCACGCTCGATTTGGAACAGAAGACCCTTGAACTTCTCAACTGACCAACGACCATTTGAATCAACGTCCAGGTCAAAAGTACCTTGAGTTGCTACGTTGGTTTGTGCGCCAGCTTCAGCCGACTTATAGATGGTGCGGATAACTTCGCGGTTGATTTCAGCAAGAATCTCAGCCGACAGAATGTTGGCGAGTTCTGCTTCTGCATTCAGACCGTGAATTGCCTTCAGGTCCTGAGCGAGTTCGAGTGAATACTCAGCTTTCAGAGCGCGTGAACGTGCAGTAACGGTGACCTTCTCGATCGAGAATGCCATTTCGTTGAATGCCAGACCAGTGTCTCCGTCACCAAGTTTCTCAGACTCACTGGTCTTCATTCCTGCGCCAGTGGTATAAGCCGACTGACCATTAGGATTCAGAAGGGCAGGATTGGTGCCTGTTGGGTTGGTTGTACCAATACCAGCAGTAACTGTCTGAGTTCCTCTAGCACCAGAGAATCCGGTGTCTGCCTCATCAAACAGTGCTTCTGCACCACTTTGATTGGTGTAGCGTGAACGCATTGCGAAGATCAGTCCAGTAGGACCGGTCATTGGCTGAACGCCTGCGAGGTCATAAGCGACCAGGTTAGGCATTGAGCGGCGGATCAGTGAGATCAGAACGGGGTCAAAACCAGCAACTGCCTGGCTTCCGCTGCTGGTGTATCCACCATCACCGACGCTATTGGTAGGACCTTCAGTCAGGAATGAACCAGACTGATTAAAATCCTGTTGCTCTCTTAAAAATCTTTCTTGGTTCTCAAGCAGGGTAGCGGTTACAGCTCTCTTGTGTGAATCTTTGATTGCATCAAGACCCTCATAA